GTATTCCCCCTTTGAGGGAGAGTGGCTATGATGCTTAAGTCATTGATTTGTCGAAAATGAATATTTTCAAGGTGCCCAAAGAAGCCTCCCTCCGAGGAGGGACGAAGTATTCCCCCTTTGAGGGAGAGTGGCTATGAGTTCAGGCGCATCTCCAATGCGTCGAGGTCCGCATTCAACGCATCCCACTCGAAGGGGTGCGGGTTGCGATCCTCTGCGATCATCACTCTGAGTCGGATTGTGTAGTCATTCATCTTCGCCAACCCTTCCGCCAGTGACGCAGCACCCTGAATTATCGCGGGCGCGGATTCGAGTGCCTTGAGCGCGAAGGCTAGTGCTGTGAGCCCATCCATCATTGACCTCCCTTCTTGGCGATGTATGCGTCAAGAACTTTTTGGAATGCGGCGAGTGCATATTGCGCCGCTTTGGCTGCGGCCAGCTTGACGTCTTCGGTGAGTCCGGTCCTCACCGCTGCCTCTGCTGCATCCAGAGCAGGACGGGCTGCGGCTTGGGCCAGTTGGGATTGCTTTACGATGGCCGGATCGTGGCAGAGCGCCACCGGAGCCTCCGCGCATGCCGGGAGTTCCTTGTATGCGACTGCTTGGGATAGCGCCACACCATATGCGGCCTTCGCTTGGTACACCATCTGCTCTGGGCGCTCCGGGGTGGCGCACGCGCCAAGAATACAAATTGCTGCTATTGCGAGAATTCGCTTCATGCATCCTCCTTGGTAGGTTTAATTCCTTCTTCACGCTTCTTCGCTGGGCTCCATTTTTTCCGTCCCACTGGGGACTCTTGGATACCACCGATCAATGCCGCTGCTGCTGCAGCCGCTCCGATGTAAACGGACATCAAAGGATCGCTGTCCGCGATACCCGGAACTTGTGCTGCTCCGGCCCAAGCAGCGATGAATGCGCCAAATACCGTCAGCAACAACTTTGCATACTTGCTCATGAATTCCCCTTTGCAAACCGGAACGATGTGACGCCCGCAAAAGCCTGTTCCGGAAGGGCCATGCAGGTTGGTGGAAATTTTTCCATATCGCGGTATGGTATGAAGAAGCGAGAGCGCGACTTGGGCGGCACCCTCTGAAAGTGTACCCAAACCGAAGTCCACTGCGGATGTTCTAAGTACAGCCCGAGTTCCACGAGGACATCCACATTGCGCAAGCACCAGCGCATCAAGGCACGCTTCGCATCCACGCGGTCTACAGCGTTGCCATCGTAGTGTGGGGACGCTGTAGCGATGCTTACAACCTCCGGCACACGTATGCCTCCGGACCCGTTCCCTCCCCTCGCCCCGGAAATAGCTGTGCCGGTGTCCGGGTCATCCAAGAGAATTACCCCATCACCCTCCGCTTCGAGACAAACGGTATTCACCGCTCTGCAGATGAGAGCGACATTGTGCCGCTTCATCGGCGTCACGGCAGGGTGCTGATCCCAGCGCCCAATAACCTGACTTGGGGTGATCACACGATGCATCATCGATCTCTCCGTTCTTGTGTCGGCTTCCGGATTGTGAACTTGACCTCTAAGTTGCGCCACTTGAATGCGACTCCAGCACCCCAGTTCACCCCGAACACCGCCATGGTTCCTCCGAATCCAGTCAGCATGCTGTAGAGGATCAGCTGGTGGACGGAGGATTCGCTGTGGAAGATCATCATGAACGTCGCTGATACAATGCCAAAGACCAGACCGATGATCATGTAAGCTAGGACGAAGGCAACCGCACGCCTTTGCACCTTTGTGTAATATGACCACACCACGCACCCGCCCAGCCCTCCGCTAATTGCCGAGAGAGCATAGATGACCAGGAAGAAAATGCTGTCATTAAAGTCTGGTTTTGTTATCATGTTTGTTATTTGGGCACTTTGATTATCGTGACTTCCTCTTTTGAGGTTGCCAGTGCAATCACTTCGGCGTCCACCGGGGTATCTTTTGATGCTGCTTCTTGGGTGTCCAGGACTTCGACAATCTTCGCTTCAATCCCCGCTTTCATTTTCATCATCTGCCCAGTGATGAACTGGCCAAATGTCGATCCGTCATCCCGCGTCACTATGCAATAGATGCTATCTGTGGTGCGCTCAACAATCTGATATTTCATGGTCGCTTCCTCCTAGTTAGAAACTGATGATGCCCTTGCCGACAAAGCTGGGTTGCATGTTGTTCATGGCGGCGTTGCCGCCTGCAGAACCCATACTCGTTACACTACTTGCACCCGCCTCAAATTGACCGCCGCCGCCGCCGTTGAGCAATATCCCAGAGTGCGTATGCGACAGCAATTCTGTAATGCTCATGGCGTGAGATTCTTCGCCTAAGTACTCACCCAATGTGCGGGCAGCTATTGTGTACGTCAGCGACCAAACCGGAGAAGACTTTGCCGTGAAGTCAATCACCGTTCCGTTCTGTGCGTTGGCGAGGCTTGAAGCGAGCTTGATTAGGGTCGCGCTGCTTCTGACGATGTAGTACGTCGTCCCAGAAGTCAGGCCGGTAATCGTTCCAGAGGCCAGGGTGAACACAACCGGCATCCCTGTAATCCACCTCGCGCTGTTCGATGGCACGGTGAACCCGTCAGTCGCCGTATCTACATCCGCATTTGTCCCCGAGACAACGTGCGTTCCTGTCCCGTCCCCAATCCAGCCCTTCCCGCGTGAGTCTGGCAGCTGGAATGTCGTTGACCCATCGCCAACACCCCACGTTACGCCAATGGCCTTGAACAAGGCGGCATAGGTGGCCCGCGATACTAGGGCGCCATTCGTCTCCAGCCAACCCTCCGGGATAACCGATCCGGAATAAGGCAACGGGCCGATACCAGCTGGCATGTTCTGCGTCCTAGCGGCGAATGGCGCCAACTCAATCACAGTCGGAATAGCTGCCCACAGCCCAGCGGTAGTCTGAATGCTGATCATGCGGGCGATACAGCGGAACGGGACATTGGTCCTGGCAGTGGTTGAATACATGACTGTTGCTGAGTCAGCCGCTCCAGCACCGCCCTCTGCCGTAGTACTGGCTATGCCGGAAGCTCCATAGTCCTTTGTTGACCATGCCAATTCTTGCGTCCCGGCATTGTCGATGATGTACCAAAACAGATACTCCGTCAGCGCGCTGGTGTGACCTGCTGTCGATCCCGAGGAGATAACCGTGGAGATGTCCGCCGTGATCTGCCGAACGTTGTATTGTCCCGTTGCAAGAGTAGCATGTCGCTGCGACACGATGGCCGCATTATCGACTGCCAGGCTGGTTGCGTTGCTGGACTTCAGCGTCATCGTCAGTGCATTCGCATTGACTGACGGTACCAGGCTAAAGTTGTACAGAGCATGCGGGTCGGTGAGCTTCGAGGTTGACAGCATGTCGAGCAGTGAGCCGTCATCTCCGAGCAATGATGTAGCGAAGTCCCACAGCTTTCCGAATCCGGTACGCGCAATAGCATTGCTGGGGTTCGGATACGTGTCGCTGATTTCTGTTCTTGCGGGTGCTGGTTTAAGTGCCATGGTCAATATCCTCGTATGGTAATGTCGGCGGATGCCCCTGAAACTGCTACGTGTGAACTGTTGAATGCCCTGATGATTGGGTTGAGCGGATATGTTGTCTTGTCAATCTCAACCGTTTCTGCTCCGGAAGAGTTCGCTTGAAGAGTGGCCTGAATAGTCAATATGCCTGTATAACTCTTTGTGTACGGTATGGTCGTCCCAAGATTGGATATGACCAAGTCTCCGATGCTCTCCGTAATGTCCGGAGTGTCGATGATGAAGCTGAATTCGATAATCTTTCCTTGGGTAATTCCTGCCCCAATAGTAACCCGGAACTGGTAAATGTCGTTTGTAGTAAGTATAGCCCCAGGCCATGACAGCCACCCCCCTGGCCCGCCATCGTAAAATGGGTCTGAGTCGGAGCCATAGAATGATTCTCCATCTGCCCCAAACATTGGGGCTGGATCGCTGAAGCGATATTCCACCGTAATATCCTGGCCTTCTGCTATTAGGGCCAGTGTGGTTTTTGCGTCCATCAGCAGAGAAGAAATTGGAATGTCTCCAGTCTGATAGACCATCTGCGCGTATGATCCCGGCTCATAGAAAGAATCCGCGGTGACAACCCCATAGAACGACTGCAAGTCAGTCCCATAGAATGAATCCAACGCACCAGCAACAAGCTTATTCGCGACAACCGTGCAATTTGTTTTCGTTCCTGGGAATGTCGGGTGTAGTGCGTATTCATTAACGATGTTGTCAATTATTGGATCGCCAAGATTTGTGAAGATGTTCGCAGTGATTAGCGATTCATTTTCAGAAGTGTCGATGGCCTTGATCATGATCGTCACCACACCATACGGCAAAGTCTCCGGCTTGTATGGTGATTCCGTTATTACACCAACGTGCAACGCATTCGCAGAATTCCAATCAACGTTGTTGCCATAGTGATAGCGCAGGAGATACCCATCAAGGTCTTTATCTGTGACCTCATTCCAACTTAAAACCTCATCGTCAATACTGAAGCTGAGTATGCTGGACGGCGGTGCAGTTTTTCCAACCACATTGTGCAGTGTGGCATATGACCAGTCAGAGCGCAGGTTCAAATAGACGTTGAATGCGCGCGCTCTGATTGTGTAATCTTGCCCATCTTCTACCGGATGAAGGAAGGCTTCGGTGGCATTCCCTGATACTGACAATTTCTGAATCATTTCAACTTCACCATTAATCCATTCAACTTCGATCTGCCCATTGAGCAGAATTTGCACATTGGTAGACTGCGCCCACGTTACCCGCATCCGTGATATCACTGTCCCATCGCTCAGGATCAGCAGATCATCCGTCCCGGAGGTCGCAACCACGCCCTCCAGCTTGTCAATCGCAAACGGGTCACTCAGATTTGAGTTTGGCGTATCATCAGGCAGAACAGAGTCGGCAAAATCCCAGATGGAGGCAGCATCCTCTTTCAGCGTCAATTCGATAAACCCGTTTGGGGTGATAACGCGGTCTGTGACCCTGAATACCTTGTCAGTTTGGCCAAACAAGGCACTTGTAAAAATTATTCGGTCATTGATCTTCCGCGCAAAAGCCTTCAGCGAGAAGTCTGCCTTCATTGTATACCCGTTGCGCTGATCTTCTGTTTCAATCCGCGTGAGATTGTGCACACGCTGAACAGCATCCGTCCATGGATAGTTTTTGTCAGCCCATACTTCTCCGCCATCAATCGTTACATAGGTGGGGTTCTGGTATGGGGTGAAGTCAGTGACGACATGGAAGTTGTCTGGGGAGATAAATTTGCCGCGAATCCCGTTGAACATATCGGCATCCGATATGCCTGGATTGATCGCTACTGAGCCAACGATATCATCTTGCGCAAAGGAAGCAACCGGCGCGACATACTTCCCAGCAGATATCTGCCAGGCGGTTGCGACGATGCTGCCTGCCATGGAATCGGCCATCCCCTCCAGCACCTCGCTTTGATTCTGATCAGAGGTGACTACACCGTTGATCGTGTAGCGAGGTCCAAAGGTTTGCGCTTCATCGCATACATTCGCAGCAGTGATAACGAAGTCATCTGGAATATCCTCCGCAGGGACTCCGCACATGGGTGAAATTAGATAATCTCGAATTGCGAGAGCATTGTTCTGGCTCCAGATCGTCAATGTTGTACGCGGGTCATACAGCTTCTTCCCGCGCAGCAGGACTTCAATTGGCACAAGGCCACCTTGGAACTCCGGGTGATTAAGGTCAAGACGGATAACAGTGTAGCAAAGCCCATTCAGCGTTGCAGTAATCGGCCATTTATCCGGAAGCGCCGCACGGAGCATCACATCTGCCGTTTGCCCTGGAGTGCCCAGATGCTGACTGACGCGAACACGAGAATTGACATCGGTGTACTGGTAGGCTGTTTTGACTGTTCCGGTGTATCCGTCTGTAAGGGTCACTGCGACGCCAACTCTGGTGTAAGGGTGGTATGTGCGAACGATATTGCTGCTGTATGGGGCCGTCCCCGTTTGTGTATCGTGATAACACACCAAAGTCGTGGCGCTGTTCGGAGTCTTGTTCAGATTGAATGCTGGCCCGGTATGCTGTTCCACTTGTATGCTGATGCCGCCGCCAGGCAGGAATGATATGGAGGAAGTCCCGGTGGTTGGTTGCGAGAATGGTCCGCCAAGCACGTCGCCGTTCCCGTCTAAGTCGCCGATATATTTGCCGTTGATGTAGATTTTTTCGATAGCGTCACATTCATGATTTGCGTGAATGCACACAAGGTATTTGTACTGGTCTACGTTCCCTGATCCAAACAGCGCAACAACATTGCTCCCGACTCGCGCACGGCCATAGACATAGCGATGGGGTGCCTCAGCTGTGACAATGGTAGCAGTGCGATCCTGTAGTGAATCCTCGAATCTCTTGCGGGCTTCTGCTTGTGCACGGCGAGCAGCCTTGCGCTGCTTAGCGGAGCCATAGACTGAGAGCGCCACAGTGAGTGCGATCTGCGCTATGGTAACAAGTGCCGCATTCGCAGCCAGCCAAACCCCAACCGCAATCACCGCTGGGCCAGCAAACGCAAACGGCGAGAACAACAACAGTGCTAGAATCGCCAAGCGCATTTCGCCTCCAAGCGAGGAAGGAACACCAACCCATCGTGCCCCGGTCCGGTTATGTAGATGCCATTGAACAATCGGATCGAAGCCTCATGAAGCGCGATGTCCCCATCAACAGCGAGGTGCGGGTTGATTTTTTCAAACCGGTCATCTAGCGCCTTCTCCAAGCCACCCAGCTTCAGCACCAATCGCTCTGCGGCCAAATGGCCCTTCCATTGCGGGACTCCACCCAGATGATCATACCCGGTGCGCGCCTTCACCCAACCAGCGACAAATGTGACGCAATCGTGCGTGCCCCAGCTGAAAGTTTTTGTTCGATTCTGCGCGAGATATTCTTCAAAAGTCATGATTGGGACTTCTGAAAAGTTTTTGTCAACCACAATTGCGGGTGAGCAATCAAGTCAGTTAGATAATCCAACCCAGTGTCAACAGGGTAAATAGATTTGTGCTGGGCTGCATTGAGGCGAAGTGGCTTGCGCTTCCGGAGTCCATAGGCAGCACCCTCGCATTTTAGGATGATGCTGCCTTCCTCGCCTTCGATCCCAATGGAGATGGAATCCATAGATCCACGCCAGCAGAGTTCCGGAGCACCGATAAGGTTGTAATTCTCATCCAACGGGCAGAAGTACAACTTTGCGGTGCGCCCGCGATACTCATTCACATCGCCCACCGCCAGAGCCAACCATTCAAGTTGCGCAGAATTGAGAGTAAACTGAAGCGATTTCGCATCCAGAGAATCCGACTCCTCCACTGATCCGATCCCACCCAAAGCACCAAGCCCAATCCAATCATATCCGCCAGCAATCGCAGCAGGAGTCCCGCCAGAAGTATTGATCGTCCAAACTTCGCCCGTCTGACTGCCGGTAAAGCTGAGTGTGTTCTCGCTTCCGTCCTGCGCATCGAATTTTGCGACAACTGTGCCGCCTATGCCGTTGCGGATTTCTGCAGAGTAAACTTTCCCAGCAAATGAACTCAAACCAGCACCCCACGCACCGACTTGCAATGCGTCTGCCCCATCATGTATGCTTGTAACCCCTGCTTGCGTCACTGTGGTGCCAAGTTGCACCCATGTAACCCCGTCCGCACTGGTGTAGAATTTGAGGTCACGGCCAGCAGCGCCATTATTAACATCCAGAGTAACGCGAACCCAGATAGCATTCCCATCAACTGCTGTTGGAGCAACCGATGAATTTGCGCCATAGGAAACCCCAGCCAACACCCATGAGAACCCTAGCGTGCCGCCTCCCGAGTTTAGATAAAACAGGTATGAGCCTGTTCCAAGAGCAGCATACTTTGCCAATATGTATTGAATGGCCGCAGGCGTCCAGTCATCAGCAGACAACCTCACCCTGATGTCAATATCCCCAACCACCGAATTCCCTACAGTGTCAGGTGTGCTTGCATAATTCGCCCCACCAGGCAGGAGCAAGTAGCGGTCTGTGCCCCACTTAATCGGGATGTTCCACGAAGAAAGCCGCTGTGTGCTGGACGCAAATTGAAACTCTGCGAAGTAGACGATGCGTGCTGCGGCCTTTTCGAGAGCAGTCTGTTGGGTGGTTGAGGTCATGGACGCCAATCCTCAATCAATTCGAGTCCAAACCCGGAGGTGAATACACTGCTGTAGTCCCACCCTGCGCGGGAGGAGGTGCGCCGGAATAGCGCCTTGGGCTTATCCCAAGTGACCGCTGCAGCCACCAGAAAAGAATTTCTAAGCGATGGTTCAATCGTCAGGGCAATAATCCCTGACCCATCGGAAGTCGCGTCTGCTACAGCCATTACAACCTGCTGCGTCAGCCCGCTTCCTAGTCCCAGAAAGTCGCCTTTCAGGATTGTCTTCGCATTCTGTCCGGCTGCAACAACCAGAATCGAAGTGGCCCCTTGCGCAGCGCCTGCGTTCAATGTCATCGTCCCACGCATCGTCCCGTTTGGAACAGGCCGCATCAGGTCCCAGAGTTCCAGCTGGTTCATCCTCCCGCGCAACCTCATCATGAGAGATTTCCATTCACCAGCTATCACATCCACATCATTCCGCAACGCGCCTTCGAGTGATACGCCCCAAAGAGGCGCAGAGACCTCCATTGCTTGCGATCCGAATATGCTGCGGCCTTCCATGTCGTTGCGAACTTGCTCCCAGCGAATGCGCTGGGCTGTGAGGGTGCTAGGGAAAGTGATGACGCTCATATGGCACCTGACCTCTGTAATTTTTCAACAAGTTTAGCATTGCCCCGTTCAACTCCCCGCTCCACCAGCATTTGAACTTCATTGCGGTCTGCGCGAGAGTCGATGCTGACATTGGTGACGTTATTGATCGTCATTCCTCCCGCCACCCCAAGCCTCCCATCACTGCCACGCTTCAGCGGTATGATCGCCTCCGGTCCAGCTTCACCCATTATGCCATTGCGCATCTCTCCGCCATGAGCGAACTTGAATGCTGTTGGGGAATCTACGATGCCGCCATTCGCAAAGTATGACATCCCGCCAGCGAACACCGCACCCCTCGCTCCGTATGCAGGGGACACATCCGTGGGTCCAGAGAAAGCACTCAGCGCCTTGAGCCCAAGGGACACGAGGTTCAATCCTCCTCCAGAGCCATCACCAAAGAGCGCCTTGGTGAGTTTCGCAGCGAGAGCGTCAGCCAGCATTCTTTTGATCATGTTCAGGAAGGAGTCTCCAATGCTCTTGAAGTTCCCATCAATGATGTTGTAGAGTTCATCGCCGAATTTGGTTTGGATTGTCTCAATGAAGTTGTCGACTATTTTCTGAGCGGCTTCTGCTTCTGCCTTCAGCTTCTCCTCAATGGTCTTCCCGTGCACTTTGTCCCCAACAGCATCCGCCAACTGCCGCTTTCGCTCCTCATAAATCGCTTTCAACGTTATCAGTTCACCTTCATTGAGGCCAATCTGCGCTTTTGTGTATTCGGCTTCAAGCTTGCGCGCCTCAATCGCCATCTCACGTTCAAGTTCCGTCTGGCCGTATGCCTTGCCCTCCAGATGAATTTGATCTATGTGATCCCCGAGTTCGCGGTTGAAGTCTTTGATCTGCTCACTGCGCTTGGTTGCCGCTTTGTCATTTTCCTCCATTTGCTTCGCAGCTTCATTTTCGACATCAGCCAGCTGCTCCCAACGAGCGATGCTGGCCTTCAACTCCGCATCCTCCTTGTCCAGACCGGCTTTGCGATTCTTCTCCCGCTCATCTGCTATGCCTGCGGCCTTCTCATACGCATCTATGAGCATATTGACTGCTTCGACAGCACGCAGGGTGCGGGAATCGTCCGCCTGAGCCCATTCGTGGACCAAAGCTATATCCTTCTCAAGCTGCTGCTGCAATCCAGTATGACTCGTAGACAGTATGCTATCCAGTCGATTTTCTTCGTCTGTCTGTTTGCCGGCATGCGCATTGAAGTTGAGGTTGCCTTTCGGACGGGATGGCCCAACAAAGTATTTGTTGCCCTCACGGAATTGACCCAGCTTCTCCGCATTCATCAGACGGAATTCGAGCGCATCAAACTCCTTCCTTGCTATCTCCGCATCAGCCTTCATTTGCTCACCGATAGACTTGAAGCGCCGGAAGGCTTCTTGGCCCTTCTCTGTGAACACTGCTATCGGCCCCATTGAGGCGATATCATTAAGTGCGCCAATCTGCGCCAGCATACCGCCAATCTCAACCCCGATGCGCTTAAAGACAAATGCGACGTTCGCCCCGAGCACAGCAACAATGCTAAGCGTTTCAAGCAGCGGGCTGAAACTATCATACGCATCATCCGCATTGTCGATGCTCACCTTCATCGCGTCCGCAATCTCAGTGAACAGCGGTGCAAGTTCCCGCACCGGTCCAGCGAACATCTCCTGAAGGCCAAGGGTGATCCGGTTGTATGCCTTTTGGAGTTCCTCTGCTTGGGCGGCTTGCTGCGCGGTAACAGTCGTGATCAGAGTGCCTTCGCGGGAAAGGTCTTTGAGAAATGGGAGGAGTTCCTGCGCCCCACGCTTGTACAAGGCCTGCACGATGGCAGCTTTACTCCCGGAATCCTCGAATTGATCTAGTGCCTTGGCAATGCGCAGCATCTGCTGATCAGGTGACATAGCGCGTATCTCTTCAACGCTCAGCCCAATTTCACGCAAGGCTACTGCAGCCGCCTTTGATTCGTCATCGACTGTCGACAGCGTCTGCGACAGATTGCCCATTGCAGCTCTCACACGTTCAAAATTCTGTCCCGATACAAAGGCGACATTCTTCAAGGCTGAAAGAGATTCAACTGATGCCCCAGTCATCTCCGCCATATCATCCAAAGCCGCATCGTTTTTTATGACTGCGGCTGTCAGCGCTACAAATGCAGCGATAGCTGCAGCGATAGCGGCGCCTATGCCTATGCCGAAGCGTTGGGCTTGCTTTTCGATTGCTGCCAATTCCTTCTCGAATTTATTGAGAGTCGGGTTGATTTTCCCGGCAGAATCTTTCAGATCATCCACGCCCTTTTTCGCGGCCTTCATGCCGCTGGCGCTTTTGTTGATGGTGGTGTTGAATTTGTCTACGGTTGGCGAAAGGCGATCAACCGCAACCCCGAGTTCCTTGGCTGAGGCTTCCAGCCGTGAGAGTTCCGTGGCTGCAGTCTTTGCAGAAGTCGAATCAATGTCAAGACCTAGTTTTGCGATATCAGTCATGCGACTTCCTTCTCATGTAGGCCAGTTCCAACATCTGGATCGCTTGCACCTCGAACGTGGAGATTGGAATGCCGTTGAGTTCTGACCAAGCCTTCATCTCTGAGGCGCTGATCGGATTCTCCCCAAACCCATTCGAGGTGCGACGTTGGTTCATTGATGTGAAGTAATCCCAAAGGTACAACACTTCATCTTCAACTTCTATCGGCTCCAACTGCTCAGGCATCACCCCAGTCATATCCCAGACGCGCTGGAGGTGATGCCGCAAACTCACACCATCCTTCTGCGCCTCTTGCAGAGTGAATTCGCTTTTCGCATATTCGACAAGGCCACCGATCAACCCTTGATAAAATTTGCGCGGTCCGAAATGGCGATGTCCACCTGCTCCTTGATCCACGGGAACTTCGTGTACAAAGCCTCTGCCGCCACCAAGCTGCAGCTCCTCATCTCCGTGCCGATAGTCAGGCACGGGTTGTCTCTGTCGCGCCACTTGACGGTGCATGCGGCAAGGACTTTGATGGCGTCCCGCTCTAACTCCTCCATCGGCACCGGCTCACGGCTTTGGCGCTTGCCCATGCGGGAGAGACGCGCCTTGCTCTGGAGAGCGTATTGCTTGCGGAATTCATCGCTGTCATTCCCGAGCACGGTGATGAAAATCCCGAGCAGAGCGCCGGTTGTCGGGTGCTTCAATTCTAGCTCAAACCCACCATTTGCTGCTGTTACGATATCAAGGTCATTCAAGTCCATTGCAGTTCCTCCCGCAAAACTCCCAGGGCACCAGCAGACTCACTCGAAGGGGAGGAGTCAGCTTGCAAGTCTGCTGGGCCTGAGAGCCAATTTGGGGTTTGCGCAACCTGTTCACCTTCGTGTTCAGTCGTTGCCCGCGCCCACTTCCTTTACGCGCCGGAATCCTGAATGCTCATGATTGTCTGGTCATTGGCCACTGCAGCACCACCAGCGCTATTCAATTCAGCAATGAACGAATATGTTTTCATGATCACCTTCTCGCCATCGTCCGGCGTATCACTTCCCAACTTGATGCGGCCCATGGAGAATCCGAGTACATCAGCGGTCGCTGTCCCATCTGCCGTCAACACGACAATCAGATTGACGGTAGATTCTTGTATATACGCCAGAGGCAACGTCCCATCCGAGAAGAATGCTGTGAACTCTCCGCTGATTTTGATCCGTCCACGCGACATCTCCGGCGAGAAGTTGGACCCAACGACAGGGCCATCCGGGGTGATGCCGCCATCGCCGTTGATTTTGATGCCGGTGACGTTGGCGACAATGGAGCCATTCACCACGAGCACGCCATTGATGGAGGCCATGATGCCACCAGATGTCTCCGCAGTCGGAGCCGTGAACGATTGCGCAGCGGCATCCGTTCGACCAAGGCCCATGAAGCCGAATGCGCACTTGACATTTCCTGACCCCGGCACATCAATGGCGAAAGAGTTGATTTTTGTGTCGGTGAACAACTCAGAACGGGAAATGTCCGGGTGCCACTCCTCAACCGTGAAGAAGTCATCCGTGTGCGAGGTGAGAGGTGCCAGTGTCTTTTTCCCGACTACTGTGGCAGTCACCGAATCGCCTGCGGCCTTCGCGCCAACAGTAGTACCGGGAGGCCCATCGATGTGACGCCCTGTCATCACCGTGGCAGTAAGCGCCGTGATGAAGAAGTTGCGGCTGTTGTTGTTGACACCGGTCGTGGCCCAGCCGGTCCAGCGGATGACGTCTCCAATTTTGAATCCGTCCGTCAGGAAGGAACCAGCCCCACGAGTGAATGTCCCATTTGCGCCGCCGGTGCTGGCTGCAGTGATGTTGGTCTGCGCACCAGAGGTCGCGCCGGCAACAAAGTCTTTGCGCAAGAATGCGGCCCACAACAGCTTGTACGTCGCAGCTGACATGAGCGCACTCAGATTGCCGACCGTCGCCTGCACTCCATGGCGTGATCCTGTGCTCTGTTGATGCGTGACGATTTCTGTGGACTCATAAGTTTCTTTGTTCAGAGTGAACAGAGAAGTTTCACGGCGGAGAACCTGACCACCAGCACCGACAAGCGGAGTTCCGAGAGCAACCTGCTTGCCGATGATAGTCTGTTTGCGTATTCCTTCTGCGTTTGGCATGACTTACTCCTTGTGCTTGGGTTTGACTTCCGGCGGTGCCTTGTGATCCGGAACGGGATGGGCTGCTGCCGCTCTTGCAATCTTCGGCTGAACGGTGAAGCCGCAATGCTTGATCATTTCACCCGCGTCTTTGTCTTCAGCGGTGACGGGATTTCCATTTGAGTCGTATATCGTTTTCATTCATTCCCCTAGCTGATGTTGGAAAAGTATCGCACACGAACTGGGGCTGCCCATCGGTCTTCGTCTCTGAACCCACTCATGACGTGCGGGCTGGAAGCGAAGTCAACATTGATGCCGCTCCCACTTAGGCGCAATGCCTTCGGGAACTGCGCCCGTATGAGTTCTGCCCGTGACTCTGCATCACCTGCCCCTTTGTTGAGCGGGTACATGAGCGTCACTTGCATAATCCCGATTTCACGTCGGAAGGTATCCATTGTGGGCGTCTCCGGCTCTGCACGAAGGAACTCCACCCGCTGATACGGCACTCCCGCCACCGGGGTGTATGTCGAATTCTCCCAAGCAGTAGCGAGTGCTGGCGACATCGCCGCCAATCGCGTCTCCATCAACTTTCGGATTATCGCAACACTCATGTTAAATCCTTTGCTGCATTTGTGACGAAGGTTTGAAACTCAGCTACTGTGAGCCCAACCATTCCGGCTGGCGCTTGTTTACTCCATCCAGTCTCCAGACGTTCGGCATATGGGAGATTGTTGCGCAGCATATGCACCAACCCTGCTGCCTTAGCTGGAAGTCCAGCTGCGATCCGGTCTATGGACTCTTTCCCGGTCTTGTCAATATTGGGCAACTCTCCGGTGGGCTCACTGATGTTCCCATACTGCCAGTTGGCGCGGAATCTCCCGCCCACATAGCCCTTCGGCGGAGGAGACTTCCAAAAGTCACCATCCCCCACCGGAGAGCGCATCACGATAGCTGTGCCGATGTCGAGCACGATCTTGCGCACCACGAGGTCCGCATTCCCGTTCGCCTTCTTCACAAAAGCCGAAACATTTGCAGCAAAGTTTTTGCCGTTGCCCATCAGCGCCTCAGATGCAGCGTATAAATCACCGGTGTCCCGGCTGGGTTCGTCTCTGCGAACCCAATGATCACATATTCAGTTGCGCCATCGATGATCTTGTCTTGAATGCGGGGAACAGTCCCAGCCTCCATGATCATCTGCTTATCCGTCGCAAGCACCTCGCCTCCCGCACCCCGTTCCTGACTCACAGGGAAGTCGAAGAATGCGCCCTTACGCAACTTGTCCGTTGTCACTGTCGTGTTCAGCCCGGTTGCTGGGTCATATGCCCCGTCCGTGACTTGCCGCAACGTCACCATCTTCCCGAACTGCGCGAGAACGGAGGCTGCGGTAACGACAAGGCTGGCGTAATTGAAGGCCACGTTATGTCCTCACCAACTTCGACATCGCGCCGGAGGATTCGAGATATATCCCCACTGTCATGTCTGCCGACTTGTACCGTGGGGATTCTTTTGAGTTGGGCTCATAGGTGATAGCGATTTCACCAACCTTGACAGACTGCTGCTGCCGCTCCAGATTCGGGTTCAGCACCCCAGAGTTCGCTTGCAACGCGAGGATCGCGCATGCCGCTTTCACCTCCTCCGGGACCACTTGATCATTCACATACGACACGAAGCCATACCCGCTGGGTGCATCCAGGATCGGCACGTACAGCCGTGGCCAGTCGAGGCGCTGCGTTAGATGGGCACGCATTCCCTTCCAACGAAGCCGGTATGCCTGCGTCATGTAGGCAGTCGCCTTCCGCATGGCGGCTTCCTTGTCATCCACCGCATCCCAATCATCCCCCGTACCATTGATGATGTGGTATGTGGTCGCATCGGCTACGCTGATGTAACTCTCAGCAGTCGGCAGTCCGGTCCCATCTTCGACAATGAGTGCCATAGTTAGCGGTCCTTAATTTTGATGTAGATGCTGCGGGAGTCGATGCGCGCTGGCGAACTGTTGGTGGTGATCTGGCAATCTACCTGATAGGTCTGGCCCACAGCCCCTCCGGAGATAAACGCAACCACAGTCTTGCCGACTTTCGTGCTATTCACGAGCGTCAACCCGGCAGGAATCGTCATGATGTGGCTGGCTATCGTATCCACGACATCATCCAACCACAGCGTCCAGTCGAAGATGTAGTCCAATGTTGCCGTTGGGTCTTTGATGATGCTGGCCTTGCCGGTTGTTGCGTTTACAACGTATGTATCGGTCATAGTGCCCTGTCCCTCCCTTGCGGATCAAATATGAGGCTGCGGTCCTGCGCAACGATCCCCAGCAGCCGCTCTTGCAACGCAATTTCCAGAATCCGGTCTTGCGCAGAGATGAACAAGGTGCGGAACTCAGAAGGATCAGCGACATACACAAATCGGATGACCGTAAGTGCCGAATCAACTTCATAGGCCTGTGCAAATCCAAGACGTTTTAAGCGTGCTAGGCTCTGCGCAAGGTCTGTTTCCGCTACTAGGCCCAGGGTCCGCCGTTTAAAACTTGCAGTGGCATGCGCTGAGTCGATTTCAAATGCTTGCCCGAAGGTTCTGCGCTTCGCTTTTCCGATAGGCTGGTTGGAATCGACTTCCAATGCCCCATTTAGCAACCGGCGCTTCGGTTCCCAGCGAATTGTTTGCGCCAAGTCAGTTTCGCTGGCGAAGTTGAGATGCCGAGCCTTCGGTGCCCACCGAATTGTTTGCGCCAAGTCTGTTTCGCTGGCGAAGTTCACAGGGACCAAAGCCGCACCCGATTTGACCACGGTTTGGGCCAAGTCTGTTTCGGAGTTTTGGCCTAGCGTCTTGCGCTTTGTCTTCGACAGCGCCTGTGCCAAGTCTGTCTCGGAATTCTGGCCCAATGTTCTGGCCTTTGCCCGCGTCAATGCTTGCGATAGATCAACTTCAGAATTCTGCCCAATGGCCTTACGCTTCTGCCGGATGATTACCTGTACGGTGTCAGCTTCAGAATTCTGCCCAATGGCCTTACGCTTCGTGCGCGACAGCGGCTGCGAGACATCCACCTCTGTGACTTGGTTTACCGCAACGGTGATATTTCCTGGCACAGTGATCGCTTGTGCCAGGTCTGTCTCTGAAGTCTGTCCCAACGTTCTGGCTTTCGCTCTTGCTAATGCTTGTGCCAGGTCTGTCTCTGAAGTCTGTCCCAACGTTCTGGCTTTCGCTCTTGCTAATGCTTGTGCCAGGTCTGTCTCTGAAGTCTGTCCCAACGTTCTGGCTTTCGCTCTTGCTAATGCTTGTG